ATGCTTAATAATTTTTCTCGCTACGCACTAACTGCTAGTTCTGTCGCCCCAGTATGTATTACTTTAGCATTCCTTGCTTTTATAAATAAAAATTGGCTAATTTTCAGTCTATCAATATCAATAGCAGTTATAAGCGTGCTGTTTTGTTATTTTATTATAATTCAGGCGATAAAATACAATCCCATAACTATCAAGAACTTAGAATCAGCATCACCAGCCGACAAAGAAATAACTAATTATTTTTTGACATACTTATTTCCTTTAATATCCGGGCCAACCACCTTTATGAATATCAAGCTGGCTATATTTTTTTATATCAGCTTGTTTTTTTACATAAAGCACTCCTCCTCATACAGTTTCAACCCTATTGTTTCTGTCTTATTTAAATATAGGTTTTATGAGGCTGAGGATGATACAGGCGTTAGTTTTGTTTTAATGACTAAAAAACCTTTGTTAAAAGCAAAAATCAAAGGTGCAAGAGTAAAAAAACTAACAGAACATACATATATATTATGTGATTAAGGATAAAAAATGGAATTGTTTGCTATAACTGATAGTATTATTCCGAACCGAATAATCAAAATTGACTTAGACCAATCAGCTCAAGAACGCATGGAAGACTTATTCACTGAAGCAAAAAATAGTTTTATCAGTGAAAATGATGAAGAAATTTCCTTCTCTGTATCCTACAATCTGTCACCTGATGAATTTTTTTCAATCCCAGAATTTACAGATGATATAGGCATTATAGATGCCATAGAGCGCCCAGATAGTGTACATATATGGAATCCTGAAGAAATATCAGTTTTCTACTTTAAGGCATTGTTCACAGGTATTCCCTCTAATGAAAAAAAGGAAGCAGAAGTTTTCTTTCAAGTTTTCGATAAAAGACAAGTAATAAATAATGAAAAAGCTTTTTTACAAATGCTCACTCAACCAAAAAATAGGTTTAGTGTTTCAACTAGACCTGGTTTTTCGATAAGTGATAAGTTAAACGCTATGCTAATAGGAGACAAATTAATTTTCAAAAGCTTCTACATGGTCCGTCGTTTTCTTGATATGGATGGATACTTTACTGAAGCTACCAGGGAGGACTTAGAATCTTTTACTCAACATGATATTTTTCACATGGAAGATACTGCAAGCTTTATGGAATTAGCTGATTCTTCTATCAAAAAAAAAGTATCTTTAATATCCAATTCAGGAATACTGGATACTGATATTGATAGATTGCAAACTTGTGCAGAGATGATCAACTATGACTTAAACATTACAGTTATCTCCAATACTAGGAAAATCGTGATACCTAGAGAGAAGAAAGAAATCAAAAAATTGCTTAATTTTTTGGATCAGGGGTATTTTAATACTATCATCACAAATGAGCCTATGTTTACTAACTCAAAACGCCCTTCACAATTGTAATCCAAATTTAGTATTTTTTCCTTAAGGCTCATAAGAGCCTTTTTGTATATCAATCATTTCATTATTGATAGTTACTTATCAATAGAATCTTATCGATGAATTTAATATATAAAATAATAAGCCGGTCACCCGGCTTTCAATTTATTTCGGCACTTCCGGCCACTCAACATTGGGCGCTTTATTCACATCGACACGAGTCAGCAACACTCTGTATTTTCTCCATTCGAGTAGAGCTTCTTTCTCTGAGTCTGTAGCGACTTCTAAGTCAACAGAGTCTTGTAGCAATGAGATTGTTTCATTTGCTTGCTGTAACAGTGCTGCCTGCTGTTGTTTTGCTTCATTGATTTGATGAGACTTGAGTAAGTCTTTATCGACTACCCACTCTTTGCCATCCCACGTATCGAAGTCGGTGGGCGGTTTCTTGAATGTCAGCGTGTCAGGCAGCTCACCGATTTCCGTAATTTCAATAGCCGCACGAGTCAATGTGTCGTAAGCGATTTTTCCCCGGTAATCAGGGAGTATTTCCCAGCGGCTTTTATCGATACTGCGGCATACAGCTTCGTCATGAGATTTCGGCAATTCCGGGGCATCAGGATAAGCACCGGCGGATAAACTGACACCGAGCATGACGTACTCAATATCGGAAGCGATGAATTCTCTTGTGATTTGATTCGAGTGATAAACCTTTATCCAGCCGGCTTGGATAGCTAAACCATCTTTACCCAATACGGCTGTTTCATGTTCTAAAGAGTACTTTTGTTCTGTCATTATACTGCTCTCACTATGTAATTAAATGCGACGTTGCGGGGACGGGTTTCGTTTGCACCCGACGCGTGTGTTGATACTTTTGTCTGTGACACATCGTTTTCAACAACGACCCATGTGCTTGATGTAGAATCAACACCCACAGCCATCCTTGCAGTCGGCAAAATATGACTATGGGATTTATTTTCGTCAGCTTGCCACGTACCACACACACGCCCCGGATCGACTCCCCGACTATCATCCCATCCCCGGATAAACTCGCCCCGTAAATCGGGTACTCTGCCAGCGGGATAAGCTTCTGCTAACTTTGGGTATAAAGATTTGTCGAATGTTTGACCATTGCAAGTGAGGTAGCCTGCTGGTGTGTATCGGTGGGGATATGGAAGCGGGACGCCAACAGGTACAATCAAACTATTTGATTCTGTTATGGTATACGCCCCTAATTCTCCCGGGGACGGCTTATTTGTAGCGCTATATACGCGAACACCGGTATCATATACTCCTCTACCGTAAATGGACCCTGTTGCATCCACATTCCCATTGACAACCCCACCCGATTTTTGATAAGCACCATTCGCCAAATTCACCGTCTCCACCAAACCGAGGTTTTTCACAAACGCATTCTTGTCTGGAATGTCGGCGCCGTTTTGGGATTTCTTGAGGAAATCAGATTTTGAATATTCTACTTCTAGCCAAATCCCATTATCTAACGGGCCATTTGGGCTTATATTTGAGTTCGCAGACAATGCAACCCAGTTTCTCCCGCCATAATTTACCAGCGCCCCTTTTGTATATTTTGCGTCAGGGAACCAAGCGAGTGCTCCGCTATTTTGGATTTCAAGTAGAGCCTCATCTAAGCGATTGTGCCACCAGTTTTCCCATTTAGCTTCTGGCGGATCTTCTGATGCTCCACCAGCCCATCCGCGTTCAATTAATGCATCACCGGGTTTTTCAAATTGAGCTGGATTACTGGCCCATGTTTTATTAAAACTGTCTTTTCTAGCCATCTATTATTACTCCGATTATACGTATGCGCCTACGCCGTAGGGCTGTGCATCATAAGTACCTTTATACGCAAAAGAGTGGTGATTAACCCTGACTAAATGGGCTTTCACTCCCTGCGGCCTAGGTATTAAATCAAACATTTGAATCAATGCACGAATGTTCGCGGCGATCTGCTTATCTATCCAGATTGTTTTCATTGTCATATCCTGCCCGTCAATAATTGCAGAATTAACATTAAAAATATAATCAACGGCATTCTTTACATCGTCTATTGTTGCTATTGAGTTATTCTTTTGTATTTTCGATTTAATTAATATCCGGTACATAAAATCAGATACCGGTGCTATTTTAATTTGCTCGCCGGGAGATTTATACGGTGCAATGTTATATGGCTGCGCTCCGCCAGTACCATTATATGCAAAAATAGAAACAAAGTCAGTACGGATGAGTGGCCGTTCTGCAAATCCCGCAATTCTTCCGCATATATCTAATTGCTCACCCTCGGCTCTATCTATATCAAGAATATTGCTTATCTTATCTATTTGGTCCTCAATAGAAGATTGAGCAATATCAGGTAATGAAGTTATCCATTCGATAAGCTTTGGTGAGTTTTTATATTGCCAATAAATTCTAGATAACGCTTTACTTTTGTGGTCATACATATACCACCTCTATATTCTCAGTGGCAAATACACCGAGTTGGTTGAATTTAACATTCACTACCCCTCTGGTTTCATCCCAAGATTTACCGACTGTAATTGAGTTTACAAATCCATTATCAGCAATGATATAGTTTACCGGTGTGAATATTCTTCCAGCTCCGACACTCTCACCGATCCTGAAACCTAGTTTCGAAAATCCGCTGGTTTCATCAAAACCATAAGTTGTGTAATGAACAATGGCCTGCTTTATATTTTCATCATCAAATTTATTATTACTCGATATCTCGACACGAACATGAATAGGAATAAGTTCCGGCCTGAAAAATGTCACTGACACAGGGTTTCCCAGTGGGGTTTTTGTATCCTCAGTAATTTTATTGGGAAATGTGTTATATCTATTTAACCCGCATCCCGGATTCTTTTTTGCAGCAATGGCATTAATAATATCATTGACCGAACCACCGTCTACAAATATTGCCATTGAGTGTTCTTTCACTCCGTTTTCATCAACTTGACCGTTGTCATTTTCATAAATACGAGCTTGCTTTACACTGTCTATATTAACCAGCGCAGCATACATATTATCAACTTGATTGGAGCCGGGTAGCGCTACAGATTCGTTACGGCGGATTCGAAAAGCATTATCTGACTCAATATCTCTGCCCGGCGATTCTGATGTTTCGTTGTTAACAGCCGTTATACCACCGATGGGCGTAGCAATAATGGTTAAAGCGCCAACATTGGCAGTTTGCGATCCCGATGTTGTGCACGTCACATTGACAGTAGCGCTTCCGCCCGCATCTATCGTTACATTGTTATCTGTAACCCACAACGTATTAGTAATTTTATTACGAACAAGCGTCTCGGAGGGAATCAGTGTAGCGGGAACGCCTTTGAAAATTACAGTCGATGTTGAAAACGTGGCTTTATTACGCTTAATGCCTGCAAATGCTGCTATTCTATCTAGTTGCTGCCCCACTGCGGAATTGGGATCTGCTGAGTGATAAGCGGCGATTACTCCTTCATCGAGATTAGCCAATGCCTCGCACCATGCTGCTATAGCCAGACCATCAGGAGATTCAGGATTGATATTCCAGCCGTCATCTATAGCCAAATAACGCTGACGCATCACAGTTAAATATTCATTCAGCGTCTGCCCTTTTGCTCCCTCTCTTGTTATTTTAGCCATTAAACAATTTCCTCATTGAACAGGAATTCAAATTGTTCATTGTTGATATCAATCAATGATGCATAAATTGTGATTTTCCGATTTTGCATATCAGTTTTAAATTCAAATTTGGTTAACCCCAGCACACCCGGCGCGGTAATAATACGTTCCTTGACACTGGCCGCCGCAATATCAAGTGAGGTTTTACCCAGAATACTTTGAAACCACGGCGTACCCTCAGTAACATTTAGAAAGTATTCACCCAGGAATAAGCGTAAGCGCCGGATGATGGCCTGCTTTGTTGCCTCTTTGCTTGTTGCAAATTGGGTGCCGTGCGTGACGATATCGCCATTTGTGAAATTTCGTATCATGCGATCCCCTTCAAAAAAAAGCCCCAGCGAATGCCAGGGCAAAGAGGTTAGCAAATGCTATCTTGGTAGCTCTCACACAACCAAGTAAGGTATCAACAATGGCTAACATCAAACTCACCTGCCCGAACTGCGGTGATGATCGACTCGTACGTGGAACCGAGGCGAACAAAGAAAGTGGTCTTTATATTCTCACATGCCTCTTTTGTAGTCGTAGTTTTACTAACCTCGAAATCTTCAAACACGTTAGCAAACTTACTATTAAAGAGTCTCCGGGCAACGTCAGCACTCCCGTTGCAGACAGCGAGAAATTGAGGTTCAAGTAGCTGGTATAGCTCATAGATTTGTTTCTCTACTTCATCGTTATTCATATAGAGCTCTTCAATCAACATTTTGATAATCCTCTGAACGTTCTGATTACTGGGGCGTTCTATCACTGCGGTCCTCGTGTCGTACCGTTACCAGTTTGAACCCCGCCGTGAACATGCTTGCCGAACTCGATACCCTCAACGGACAGGCCACCTTGATTGACTGTGGTTCTGCCATTCAGCGTGGTCTTGCCGCTATTTGTGAACTCTGGGCCGTTATATGTCATACCTGAGCTTGTCAGTGATAGTGACGTTCCTCCAACTGACAGCGTTATCCCCCCGTCCGTCATATGAATGCGGACAGAGCCAGATCGGTTACTCATTCCCATCCCCGATATTGGCAAGCCGGGAATAACCGTTTGCATTGAACGATAGCCGGGTGAGAAAAAAGCATCTGTGGCGCTGAACATTCTTGCATCAGTTGGCGCAACAGGCCCGCCAAGATCAAGCCACGCATCAACCGCACGCTGGCTGAAATGAATTAATCCCTCTGTGCCCGGTGGCAATTCATGAAATAATGCCCACTCTTTAGTACCCGAAAACCGGACTGGAACATTTTCAATGATGGGTATTGTGTAAAACTGATCGCCAATGCTTCTGTTAATACCGCATTCAATTTGTGCTCGTTGATTTGTCGAATTATAAGAAACAATTTTACCAGGCAAACAAACCATAATTTCTTTAATTGCAGATGTCTTAAGTGTGTCCAGCATAGAAAAAAACGGATTAATATTTTGCATTACTGATTATTCCACAGGCAAGTAATTGTTGTTTTCCATGTGTCTTTCCAAAAATCCCCCTGATGGGATGTAGATAAGACATTGAATTTTCCTGTACGACGCTGAGTATTTGCCATGTCCTGTAGCCCCGTTTGGTACATCCCGCTGTAATTTATCGTCCAAAACTCAGATGTTATTTTTATTGTATCTGCTGGTTGAATTCGGTGATCTAATTTGACATCGATTTCTAAATCTGTCCTATACCATCGTGGGAAGCCTTCCATTCCATTCAATGCACTAATCTCATGAGTGGTATTTCTAGACGAGCCGTTTCTAATAATAGCTGTTCGTGATTGAGATAATAACCACTCGTAGTTCCAAGTTGCTTTCATTTGATTTAAAAAATCACGGCTCCTAGTATACGGCAGTGTTAACCCATGACTAAAAACCGGTAAGTTAGAAAAATCTCCAATAAATTCCACAGGATTTTCAAATGTTAAAGCTACATCCCGTATAACTTCTTTCGCTGGAGTATTATTTCCCCACGTTTTACCGATAACAGCCTCATTCCACTTTACCGACCAGCAATATAATCGCACATAAACATTAACGCCATCCCGCGCCACTTCTACGCTGTTTATTTGTCCGTTAAAAATCATTCCTGAACTATTAATATATCCAGCAGATAAAACAACAGTACCGTATCGATCTTTCTTATTGTCATATTTTTGTATTAATTGCCTATATTTTTCTGACACCCCGTATATTGTAATTAGTGCTGTAGAAACTTGATTCTGTGGCATATTGATAACAGAGAATTTAACTTGCATCGGTGGCGTGCAAATTAATTCAACATCATCAACAGATTTAACTGTTAACTTATAATCCCTACCAAATAGTTCATTACTCATATTGGATACCACTTTAACTGATTTTTAATGCCCAAGTTACTGATAGTTGGGGTTTCTCCTTCTAGAATAATTTCCCCAATATCTGTATTCAGCCCGGCAAGCAAATTTACTCCAACATGTAATGCCCGGCCTAGCGCTATAGGACTATTATCAATACTCATGATATCAACAACAAAATATCTATATCGAGTCAACCAACGTAGATAAAATACTAATTGATGATTATTTAGTGTAATAGAAAATTTTTGGTAAGCTGCATTTCTTGTAAGAGGAATAATATTCATTGCAATAAAACTTTACCATGATTAATAGTTGCTTGTCCCTGCGTACTGGCACTGTCACCGGTCGGGAGATTAGCATTAATAGTATCAGCATCATGTTCGCGCTTAAGGATCTTCAATTGCCGCATTTCAACTACTAATTCCAATCCTCCCTGATTATCTTTATTTTTAGTTGTACGGGTGTTTGTGATAATCATGTTGTCATAAACTGCGCTAGTACCTGTAACTGTCAAAATTTCATTGTTGCGCTGTGACCATCTGATTTCTTCAAGTATCGTCTGCGAGCGCTTTTCTCCTAATGGAGCTACTGAAAATCCTATAGAAGCAGCCACACCAGCAAGCGCAGCAACTCCACCTGGCAATACTGACGCGGCCAAGCCAGTAGCAACACCAGCCCCCACCCCCAATATCCCGGAATATTGACCGGTTTCAGCAATCAGAGCTTTGATCGGATTATCTGACACAGCTACAGTCATAGTAACAGTCAAAGGGCGTGTGACTGCATTATCATTCGCTGTCATTGCGTTTTCTAATGGATATTCACTGATATCTGTTCTGAGTTCGCTTGACTCCTCCAGTATTGCATCAAAAAAAATCCCACGAATTTGCGGGCGAGTTTTATTGAAAATACCTACTATTGACATTAATAACCCCCTGATTTAAATGATTGCTCGGCATTATTTGCGGCGTCATGTAATGCTCTGTTGACATGATTTTCTATCTCTTCCCCGGTCAACGGTGAGCCGCTAAAATTCAGATTAACTTCTTGGTTAACTGTATACTCACGAGCCTGCTGTTGTGATGATGATTTGAATAACTCAGGCGCAGTATCCCTACGCGCATAATAACTTTCCATTTCAGCATAGCTTCGCGTCGGTTGAGCATAACTTGATGATGGTAATGACGCCCATTCTTTACCTAATGCAGACGTTGCTGAATTAAAATCACCCGCTACAACATTATCCAATTGCCCTCGTTTTTTTATCAAATATATTGCCGCCAGATCTTGATTTTTAGGGGAGAAATCGGTTAATCCCAGTGTACCAGCGACTTCATCCCACGTTCGGCTAGTGAATTGATAACGCCCCGCAGCTGATGTCTGGTTTTGTTTCCCATCACTTTGAGTAAATGGCATTAATTCACGCGGATGATCTACGTATCCATAAAATTGACCACCGCCGAACTTTGTATTGTAACCACTCACTGGGTATTTATCGGTTCCCTCTGCTGCCGCTATCGCGTCAAGATAGTTTCGAACGTTCTTATCTTGCAGATATGGCTCAATATCAGAAACTGATGTTTTTGAACTTTTATTAAGCTTTTCTTGCGCCTCCCGGATGGCTGGATCTTGAAACATCTGCATTACTGACATGTTATGTGAATCTTTCGATATTTCACCAAACGGAACTTGTTTCTCTGCCAGATTATATTTTTTTCTTGCAAATTCAGGATCGCTCATTGCGCGAATGTCGTCATCTGAGTAAAAGCTGTTCGCTGGAGTAATTACAGACAATACAACATTAGCCTTTGTAGCTAAACGCGCCGCTGTTCCAAGTGCTGCTCTCAGCCAACCCACTTCTGCTGCGGATGCTGCTGGAGTTAGAACTTTTGGCGCTTTACCCCCTGGTAACAATCTGTTAATCAAACTTGTGCCTGCTTTTACTGCAACTACACCAGTACCAGCCGCAGCCGCGCCAAGAATAGCCTTTGATACTTCGGGATTTTCTTTGATGAAACTGTTAATTGATCCAAGAAGTTTATTTATTATAGGAATTAAATCTTTCCCCATTGCTGTTGTCAAATTGTTGAAATTTGTCTCAAGCAGAGCCATCTCATCATTAAATTTCTGGGAAGATTCGAGTAATTTATCATCAATAATGCTAGGCATCTGATTAGATGTTTTCATTGACTCATCTAAAAATTTAGAGCCTTTTTCAAGAAGCCTAATCATAGGGTCATCAGAACCGCCGCCGATTCCTTCTCTTAAAAAGGTCCTCTTGTCATAATCCATCTTTTCATAGCTACTGACAAGATATTCAAGAGCCTGCATTTTTGATGTTTCTGCTTTTTTAGCAAACAGCGACGGATCAAACTCGTTACCCCAGTATGCTTTATCTCCCAGCAACCCGAACTTCGCCTTATGCTGTAATTCAGGTATTTTTTTAGCTAACTCATGCGCCGCCTCTGGCGGCAATCTCAGTCGGCGCATAGCAAACTCAAGCCCTTGAATTTGCTTGATAGTAAAGCCTGTGATGTTACTAAGTCGTTTCATTTCCAAAGCATAACTTGAAACACCTGATGTAAGGGCTTTTGTCCCTAATCCAGCACCCGCTGCGGCGGCAAGTTGAAGTATGCCATCTCTTACACCACCAATCGCATCATTGGCTTTTCTAAAACTTTTTGCATCAGTTTCCAAACCTAGAGAGACAAGTAGTGAATCAATTGTTTCCGCCATTTATGACCTCGTTTTTAAGATACAAAAAAACCGCAGTTAAGCGTCCAGATATGAAAAAACCCGCGAGGGGCGGGCACTATTGAAGTGCAAAGCGAAAAATCTTTTAAGAGAGTTGAGGTTATTTTTGTTGTTGTTCCAGAATGAATTTTACCTGAAAACTTCTTAATAACTCACTCGTTCTTATTGTCGGTACGTGAAAGTGATCACAAACATCAGGAATCTTGGGTTTAGGTGATTGTTTGGATTTATCTCTAACTTCGTGGGATACAACTGTTGCATGTACAGTTCTGGCTTTAGCGACAATCCAAGGATCAGCGACATTTAGGAATGTCTGTATATGCAAACGGCTATTTTTATGTCTAGGAGAATATTCTTCATTTACGTAATTGACTATTTCAGAAAAGTTCTTTTGGGTATCGATATCATCAACCGACTGAAAAAATGACTTTCTATCTTTTACCCAAGCAAAAACAGCGTCATCTTGTTTGGCTAACTCATGATAAACGTTTTTAATGCTGATAAACTGCCCCTCATTGAATTTGCGTTCAATAAACTCCCAAAAGCCAGGACACACATCAAAACAGTAATATTCATTCTGAGCTTGAATAAAAACATTCGAGTCAATTAAGTAAATCAAAGCCCCAGCTCCTTTTGAGCGAATTCGTATAATTTATTCGGTCGAATTCCTGTTAACTGTTGTGCATCTCTCAGTAACATTTTACCTTCAAGCGCTTGAGTAACAACAGCTATAGCTAACCTTTCACTTATCCTGACTTTTTGATTTCGTGTATAAATTCCTCTTCCGGCCTCTGTTTTATCATTTATTTTTTTTATATATATTTCGTACTCATCAGAGGATATCAAATCAAGATCAAGAGCTTTTCTTGCAATAACCCACCGGCTAACTCTAAAAATAGATACCAATCTATCGATGTTATCTTCCCAATTTTCGCTATTCACCCACTCTCTAAGGAAAATATTTTCAGGGGTCAAGTATTGAGCTGCTACAGCGTTACATAAAATCTCTTCTTTAATTCTAGTGTTATGGGATAGATCAGAAATTGCAGAATCACCGATAATTAAGTGAGCTAATTCATGAATCAAAGTAAATAATTGGGCAGATTTCGCATCATTTGTATTGATAAATATCACAGGGGCATACTTATCAGCAATGCAAAAACCACGAAAATCTTCAACGCTTAATGGTCTATGAGTGTTATTTTTAACCACTCCATTTCTCATGACCAAAACACCGAGAGACTCTATTTTTTTTACCAGTAAAGAAAGTAAGTCAGTCCATTTGCCCCTTGTAGGGGGTATGGAAATATCAATTCTATTTTTTATAAAGTTAACAACATCCGCCACAGAGTGATGAATGGTTAGTGCACCAACAATATCAACTTCACTAAAATCACCTGCTTTAGCGTATTCTCTATACCATTCCTGTTTAATTAATACATCATTTATCGTATCTCTCAACTCTAAAGATATAGGTTTATCTATGCTCCCCAAGGTTCTCCTATCAGGGATGGGTAACTGCTCGTATGGTGGTTTATTTAAGTATAAATAACCAAAAGGAATATGAGTTAAATCAGCATACCTTTGTGCTTGAGAGAAGGTAATGGGTTCTTTTCCATCCTCCCAACCAGTAATTATTTCAACAGGTTTATTAAATTTTTCAGCGATATAATACACGGAGAGAGATGCTCGATTTCTCGCCCATGTTAACATGCTGTTATTAATAATCGCCTGTACCATCCAAAGTTGCCCTAAAATAGTGCCATATAACTAATATTCGTTCTTATATTGAGAATCGTCAATTCGGTTTTACCTATCTTTGACATAGTTTTTTTAATCCTCTGCCTAAATCATACATTGTGCCATCCCTGACTTGGGGGTTAGTACTTCCAGCTATTTTCCATGCTCAAAAAGTTTTCTCTATGAATGATGAGATAACCGGCTTTTTGGGCTAACTCCATGAATGTGTTAAGGGTTAAGACATGGCTATCAGGGCGAACTATCTCGCAACTATCAACCGTGCTGTTTCGCATCGTTATAAGAATCTTGCCGTTTTCTGGGAACTGGATTCCGTTTAACGAAAGTGAGGTCTCTTTGCCAAGATACTCGCCTTCAAGTGCCAACTTGTGAACATACTCAACAGCTTCTGTTATCTTTTCAGCAGGCAATTGATCGATATGAGAGACGTTAAACCGCTGATGAATGAAGCTATAAGCCTCTGGATACATTAATCCACGCTTGCCAACGAGCATGTTTACAGCATCACGTAACGGGGTGCGTTCGTCTGTTGTTGTTTTAGTGGATGTTGCTATTGTATCTTTCTGGCTGAAATAGCAATCTTCCAGCGCTTCGAACACGTCCCAGGCTTTATCAGTATCGAGCATTTTAGCGTGACGGGCTGCGCCGCGTTCGGTCCATAGCATTAAGCTGCGGGCACGTTTTGCGACTGACTGACTTCCTGTCAGTCTGTTCTTTAATTCTTTTAAATCAGAACCTTCAACTTTGAAATAATGTTTACCCTGAGTAAAGCGATCATTGTTTCGTTTGAAGTTTTGCTGAATATTGTTGATTTCAGTTCCATACAACTCAGCAAGTAATTCAGTTGTGATTACTGGAATACTGTTGTGATGGATAGATGGAAGGTTTTGGGCTGAAATTTGATTAGTCATTGCTGACTCCTTGTATCTTTTTCGAAGAGAAACCATATGATGGTGCCGGGAGGTTCGAAACGGCTACAAGTACCGCGGACTTATTCCCCTTTCGGGTGTTGTATTCGTCGCCCTCCCGACCTTGATCGGGGTGTGGCCGCGCACTGCGTCCACTGAATGACAGGCATAAAAAACCCAACGCTAACGGGGTTGGTTTGGTCCGCTTGTAAGAGGTTTCGAAGCCTCGCAAGCGCAAGATAACTCCAGAAGGTAACCCTGTCAACAATATTCCTTGCTGAAATGGTACGTTGATAGTGTTATGCGTTTCATTAATTGCTATACTTGACATGTCTAAATTCCTTCCTCGGTTTTGGACAAATTAGAGGCCCTGACTGTTCCCGCAGTTGGGGCTTCGCTGTTTTTAATGATGTAATCCTTCAATGCCTGAACTATTTCAGAATTCATTGAACGCCCATTTTTCAAAGACATGTTCTTAATTGCATCCCTAAATTCTATTGGTATGCGAATATTGAACTGTGGCATTTTTCTTGCCCCTATCATATAACGTCTCCATTGTTGTTAGTATTACCGTTGTACTATTAAAAAATTAGCATCACTGTGCTACTATGTCAACATATGTTTTTGGAGAAAGTAAACATGGCTCGCACAGAACCACAGATAAACATTCGTCTTCCCCAAGACCTTAAAGATGCAGTGCAAAGCATGGCATCAGACAATAAGCGGTCTGTTAATGCTGAAATTGTTGCCATTTTGTTAGATGCAGTAAGGAAGCACGAACTAAATAATCAGAGTCAATCATCATCAGGAGCACAACTAAAGACAATAGATTACCGCTATGAAAAAGAGATCTTAGAAGAAATTGCGAAGCTTGCCGCAGAAAACGCGGTGAAACTTGAAAGAAATAAAAAAAACTAAAAGTAAAACAGCCCCGTGAGGGGCTCTTGCCTGTATGGCAGCGAGCGGAAAGCTCGTAGTGGGCTTTAAGGTAAGTTAGCTCCCCCATTTCTTAACAGAAATTGGCATCAACTTGAATGTTTTCATATCTTCGTTACCATCTGTACCGCTTAGAATAGAAAAATCATACTCTCCGGGTGGTATGTTATTTATACTTGCGGGCCAAAAATCATCCACTAAGACTGCATTTCCTGCTGAGTCATAAGCTGATAGTTTAAGTTGCACTCCGACAGGGATATTGCATTTATTTAAAAGTGTGCCAGCGCCTTTTAAATCAATATCTCCCCATTTATATTTAACAACATTAACCTTAAAATTTTTTATCGAAATATCAGAGAGACTACATTCTTCATATGCCGCAGAAGCATTAAATCCGCTCAATAGAAGAACAGGCAACATCAACCAAATTCTTAAGCTCTTCATATATTGTTACCCTCATTGATTGCAAAACCACATCCTATCATCAGGAGGGTGCAATTAAACGCAAAAATCGCATGAGCGGCATAAGCAAAAAAGGGCGCTTGAGAGCCATGTTCAACAACAAGAGATGGCGGGGATTGCTCCCCGCCGTTGCTCTTACTTGGTTTCGTAATCCATGAAAACAGCAACTTCCGTTTGGCCGCTTCGGATGCGAACCTCACAGAGGTCTTTCCTCGTGATAAGTACAGCCGCTAATGCGGCAATGCAGATAACGATAGCGATAAATATCGCTTTTTGCTGTTTCATAGTTAGCGTCCTCTTGCCTTTCGGCGTGCAAGAAGCTAATCTTATGTTGCTGAGCATAAGAACTGGCCTCATTTCGATTTATAGTCGGATGGGGCTTTCTTCTATCTGCTCCGGCACGCCAGAGACAGATAGTCTCAAGCGCCCGCCCAGAATATACCAAAGTGAAATGTATATATCTATACATATATCGCGGGGTTATGCGGCTGGATAAATCAGTTTTAACTGTCCTTTTACCCAAAATGCCGCCATACAACGAGACTCAAAATCTTTATAGTCAGCGCAACCGTTAGCCAACATTGTTACGGCTTTCAATTGTTCTTCCACCAGCTTTGATGCCTCTGGCTTAAGATATTGATGAATCTTCTCCCCGCTGCCTTTAGCAGCTTCTTTCGCTTCGGCATAAACAACATCTGGTAATGCAACCTGGTATACCCACTTGGAAGTGATCGCACCAAACAGTGATGGAGTACCACCTACATGACCAAAATAAGGTAAGCCTGTCATTCTCGATAACGCCTGATAATAAGGCTCTTGGAACCGTTTTTCCCATGTCGTCGGCTCTTGATAGGTGAGCAGATCGATAATCTGATCTTTGGTCAGTGTTAGGTTCTGTGATATCAACATGTTTTTAATATGTCTATCACATGCCCGGGCAAATTTAGGAGAGAGCCAACGAGCAAACTCAATGACCAGCTCAGGGTGAATCCAAGTACCACCGTTGCGGCCTTTTTCTACGTTAACTAAAAGAGGAGAAATCTCCCCTTTAGAATTATACGCTTCAATATCAAGCTCTTGACCAACTTCCCTAATGTAATTCTTAGTTGAACCTAATTTCAGCCAGTCCTTTGTCAATTTGCCAAAGTGCTTGGCTGCCACAGTTGCATTAGCCCAACATGCATTACTGAATGGGAACAACTGTTTTTCATACTCCATTGGGAAAATATTATTCATAGCTTATTACCTGCTCAAAAATGAACCCTTGTCACACAGGAATACCAGCCCCAGAAGGCAGCCAACCACTGGCAGTCCTCAAGGGTGCATTTGTGAAAAGGTTCCGGGTTTTATTTAATTCGTGCGTGTGAAGCACATAAAAAACCCCGGCGTGATGCCAGGGTGTTAGGTGTTGTGACTGAGTGCGCGTTCCATACTATCGACTAAATCATCCATGACTGCGTGCATGGCCTGTACATCATCGATAGTGTAAGTTCCATCCAGCATATCAGACCATTTAGCTAGTGGCGGACAGGCATCACCGGCCCCCGTACAGGGGCGCCAGAGAAACCAATTAATCGCGGGGTTTATTGATTCTGTGCTACTTCTGCGCCGTTTTCGCTCCCTGCGCTGAGCGTCCAAAAAGGGCCGATATTTTCCTTTAAGACTTTGCCAAGCAAGACAAGGTAATTCTGTACTTCGTCCTGAAATAAATTTTCAGCAACCGGCACATTATCGGCATCACGCACAATCTTACCGCTCTTGATGCAAAGTTCTTTCAATCGATTCAATGAAGATGCATCTGCGGTTGCCAGACTCACGGCCAAGCCCATTTCAGTAGAGTTATCACTCATAACTGGCAGTATTCCCTCTCTGGCTACAATCTGTAACATCTCCAGTTGATCTTTAGCTGATGATGTGGCCCCGCTAAAAGTAGTCCCGTTAATTTCAATCTCAATCTTTCTGCCCATTTATTAGGTTTCCTCTGAATCTGCAAATTCGAATATAAATTGTTCGTCACTGACACCGGTTTTACCGGCGCGGGTTGTCGAACCCCGGTTAACTAAAATCCCGTCAAAGCCAAGAATGGTTTCCGCCGTTCCCGTCTGAAAAAACGAGAATGTGGCATCTACCTTTGTTTTTTCTACGGCAATGATTTGACGGGCCTGTTCAGAGCCTGGAATTAAATTAATCGTCAGACGCTTGGGACGGGTTGGGTTATCAAGACGAACTGAGGTTTTACCAATTCCACGTTTCAAGGTTGCTCGCGGCTCCAGGTCTTCAATAGTGATCGGCGGGTCAGTATCACCAAAATCATCAATTGGGATACCAAATACGGTCAGGTTAGCACCGTCAGCACCGTACCTTTGCATAGACATAAATTACTCCACGTTAATATTAATTTCGGCCACATGACCGGCACGAGCCAGAATGACCAAAAGAGAGGTTGACGGATATTGACGCTGTTTGCGCTGTGATGATGTCAAATTAAGAACGTCCTCGGGTTTAGAACGGAGTATAAAACCGAACTGGGCCACTTTTGTTTTGCCGTCATCAAGATCAACATATGAACCTGTTCCCAACACGCCGTTGTTATAGAACCGCTTACAAGTATCAGAAATTGTCGTCAGCAATCCGCCGTAATCGCGCGGGGTGAGCGCACGTTTAGAACCCGCTCCGGCAATATAATTATAACCATCAACCTGAATATAATTTTTCAGCACATCCAGATTGACCACATCATCAATGAACTCACCGTATGACGACATGGATTTACTGTTAATCACCCGGCTGTTATCTGTCTGACCCGTCAACTCAATCTGTGTGAAAAATACGCTATTTTTAGCTTTCAATGCATTGTATGCGCTGGTTTTCAAATCATCACCTATAACGCCGGGCAGCACCTGAAATTCCCCGGTAATAGCAGTGTTAATGCCAGCGGGACGGAATTTGTGAAATGCCGCGGCTAGCTGGATCATTGCATACGCTTGAGTCGGGTCTGTCTTCACAGATGGCGGAGATTTATAACCGGCAAACACATGCCTGTTACCCTTGGTTTTTAGTATCGATATCACATCATCTTTGATATTTGGGTCAACGATCCCTTCATCACTGAATGTTAACCAAACCGGATGGCCGTTTGCATCAGCCCAGTCAGCGATTTCAATCACCGATTCTTTGGTTACGTCAGTATTTTTAAAGAAGTAGTGATACCGCCACAGCGCATCTGCCGCGCTATTCATGTTTTCCACCAGCGATTCAGCCGAGTTTTTCATCCATACTGTAATCTGTGGTGGCTTGGGAATATTGGCAAAATAGCGGGTGGCAATGCGATAGATATCGCTGTCAGTTTTAAAATCTGCCGCAATACCTGACGTTGAATTGTAGTCTCGGAATGTACCCGCTTCGAATTTAACCTTATCAACCAAATCCGTTGCATCGGCAAATATCAGGGCACTTGAAAAATCCGCGTACCCAAGCCCTGCGGGGGTGAGTAGCAGATTGACAGGAATAATATTGTCTACAGAATAAGACATGAGAATGCTTACCTCTCATCATTAATTTCAATTTTGAATCCGGCTGCCCGTAGCAGGGAGTAGGATACGGTTTGTTCGATAAACAGATGAATGTCTGCCTGCCAGCGTGGTTGGATGCCAGCTTGCAATATTCCTGTCAGATTTCGGCAATTACTCACGTAGCGCCAGGCTATTTTGTTGCGATATAAGAATTCGCTGACAGGAGTCTGGAAATTGGCATTATGCAACAGCATGATCGCACTATCCGCGCCTTCATTGAGAAAATTCACTGACACCATAAATTCCATTGATGTATAAGCAATCTCTTGCAAATCCTGCCAGTTATTTCCCAATGATGGGTCAAATTCTTCAACAGAGGGCACAAATGCCCGTTTCCGTCTTGTTTGTCCGTATGCGCGGATAGGGATGGGTTTATAGGTGACATATAATGATTTTGGCGGCGCTCTGCCCTGATCGGCTAAAATCACCGTTTCAACACCGGAGGCCATCCTCAATAGTGATTGAAATACACTGTGTAATTCTTCCAGAGTTTCCATCAGCCCATTCCCCTATATCGCTCGACAACAGCACGGCAAAAATTACGCCAGGGCCGATTGTCACATGACAGAACGCGCCATTTCCGCATTGCCAATCCATCGCTAAATTCCAACATATCGCTGAACTTTCTTTCGTCATCAGGCCAAAGATAATTAACCCCATCATTGATATGCACCGAACGTACATCTTGTGGATTTGCCGTGCCTCCCATGCCGATTAAAGTTTGAATATCCTTCCATGAGGCGGGCTGAATGTTAACAAGAGTGAGCGGAATTACTTGCGGTTCTCCTTCCTGCCACGTGCCACCCGGCCCGGTATAATCACCCTTTGCAGCGCGGATAAGTCGCACGCCACCAGCAATAGGAGAATTAAACGTTGAATCGATATGTCCGTGCATATCTAAGCCATTGCCAAACATAATTAATCCTCTACAACATGGGTAATAGCGGCTCTCAGGATACCGTCATCAATCAACGGAGTAGATGATCCTTTGGCTTTCACTGTTGATTCTGCGTTTGCCGGTTCAATACCGGCTGAAATGGCTTCTTTGCAATACCCTGCTGCTTTTGCACCGATTTGATCTAACATCTGGAATGCTGTTATATCGCCACGAGCAACCTGTCCAGTCAGTGAACGAAATGCCTTTTTGATATTGTCTTGGTTCTGCCGAATGGGAACACGAAGAAATGAGCGTTCAGGAATGTGTCCATCCGCCGAACCGTATTCATTCACTGCACCAATGACGACTAGCGGCGTCCCATCTTGTTCACCAGAACCGGCGGGCAATCCCACCAGCACCCGCCGTTTAGATGTCACGCGATCATGGATTTGGCGCAATTTCTGCGCCAGTTTATTTCCGCCCCGGACTTCTGCATTCAGCTTCATATCATCATTCCCCCAGTTCCCGCCCGCCGCCTTAAGCGAAGAAATTCAAGGCCGTAAGAAGTTAGCGGAAGATTACCGTTGATAATTAATTCATCAGAAGTAACAGAAGGAACAGCAAATGAAGTTGACTCATCACCAACGGATTTAGACGAAATGGCATAAGCCGCCCCCACATCGCCATTTATGGCACGTTTGCGCATCACCAGCTGATGAGCTGCAAACGCAAACATGCCACGTTTTTTAATGGACGCAGGACGAGCATTATATTTCAGCCACCGCTTACCTGTTTCTGAATCACCCTCTTCAAGTGCCTGAATAACATTTTTATCAGACCATGTTTCAACGTTACTGAATTCCGGGTAGTATTCACGAAAATCAGTCATGATTTGCGCTGTAATTTCCACCTTCCCCCCTTAAAGCAAAAACCCGTCAGATTGACGGGTTATCGGTATTTTCTGGCCGAGACGCTTGCTCTATCTCCTTTCGCTTTTCAGCAATAGCTTTCTGCAATGCTGCGGCCTTTGCTGCTGATGGTGCTTTTTTACCCATTAGAGTTTCATACTCCTCCCGCAGTGCGCCAATATCCTTGTCATCAGTATCAGCGTCAGGGGTATCCAATACCTCTACACGCATCATCCCAGCCTGATGAAATAGGTGATCAATGAAATCACCATTAACAAGAACAAGAACGGAATGTCCCACAGGGATAGTGATCCGTTTACCGTTTTCATCAGTTACTGTCAGCGGAGCTGTATGTAAATTGGTTAACTCGTTCATCGATTACACCCCATCGACATAGTGCCCGGCTTTCGGAATGCGCCATTCCGTACCACCGGTACGTAATAAGGCGGGGACTTTGAAGTTAATGTTATCGGCAGTGGCAGGAGCCAGAAAGCGCATTGGCATCACATCATGGCCTTTAACAACCCGCTTATCCTTTTTGTACACGGCCATGCGATCTTTGCCACCTGCCCCCGCGCCGTTAAGTAAAATGTCATCATCAAAATCCATATCCCGGAAATTGGTACGCAAAAACTCAAGCAACGTGACATTTGAGGCGTTCTGAGTTGATAACAGCGTGCGCATCAGCAACTGCATTTGCTCGGGTGGTATTACAAAAGTATTTGGACGATGAACAGTCATCGTATTGCTTAAGTAAACCTGACTATACGCTGCACCGAAAAAGTCAATAACTGGCTGCGTTCCCTTTGTTGGTATATCAGCAATCAATGCTTGCAGTGTGGCTTTTGCTGCCTCTGTTGACACATTTTTGCTAGTGTAAAGTCCTTCCCCGATGTCATCATGGCCGAGCAAGTAGATCTTGTTCAGCCCTTGCTCTACAACATCACGCACAGCTTGCCCGCGCTCAGCATCAAGACTGATATTGTTCTGCATGGCGAAGCCAATTTCTTCCAGCGTATAGGTATAACCCAGCGCCGCCATTTTAATTTCTTGAAAGCCCTGACTCATTGCAATGTCTACAGTGGGGACATCAGTAGAATTTGGTCCAAATATCTGCAATTCACCGCGTGCATCTATCGAGCGGAAAGCCACGACCTTTATCCAGTCCGGCGCACTGTCATCAAGAGGTAACAGTGTATTGTATTTGAACTGCGGGTATTCCATACGATAGATTTCGGATTCAATATATGCCGCTTGCTGAACCAAAAAAGACAATGCAGCTACCGGGCTGACGTCAAAAACACTTTTTCTCATGAATTATTTCCCTTCTACATAGACATTCAGAATGCCATCAACGCGAATTTCGCCAATCTCACCCGCTTTCACGTTATCTACCCATCTCACCTGATTTAACACCAGCAAACCGGCCCCCATTCCAGTAGTCAGGCGGCCTTGATCTGCCCCCTCTTTCAAAATGACACTAACAACTTGTCCTGCCTCAGCGCCATCAACGCAAAGCACATGCATTGGCCCGCGATGAAGTACAGATGCGATATGATTGACGTCATAGCCGACCTGGTAATTCGGCGGATTCGTCGGCATGCTGTTGCTAAATTCTGCTAATGTGCGAATAGTGAAACCGATAACCTGATCGGCTGTGGTTGTTGCCGAGACCGGGCCGCATGAGCGTTCTTTAGTGCCACGTACTACCGCGCGACCAAATGGGATTAAGGCAGTTTCAACGCGGCGAGAAATTGCCTCATAAACATCAATCGTTGAAACCTGCCCCTCATACGCCTTATCGCGGAACAGCGTAAAATCGTTTTGAGCAATAGCCATTATTTTTTCTCCGGTTGTTTACCGTAACGTTTGTCCATCCACTCTTGCCGAGCGCTATCGCGCATAGACTGAGCGTCAGTCGTCTTTGTTTTGCGCATGTCACGACTGAAATTTTTCAGTGAATCATTAGCCTGTTGTTTTTCTTCTTCGGTCTCGCCGTCATCCTCGTTTTCCCGACGCTCTTCTTCTGCATCAAAATAAGCTGAAACGTATGTGTCCGGGGCTTTATTCCATTCAGTGTATTTGCGACATTTAATACCAGCGGCATCAAGTGCAGCGCGTTTGATCTTTAATGGATCGGTTGAATCACAGTTAAAGCCAGTGCCACCAATTTTCATTGCAGCATCACGCGCAGACATGACATCAGCGATACGCTTAGAGATTGAATCCTCAGAGGTTTTTTCCTTTAATTCCTCAATTTCTTCATCTTTAGCGTCAGCCTTGGCTTCTGCCTCTTCTTTTTCCTTTTCTGCCTCATCTTTAGCGGCTTCGGCCTTTTCTTTTTCTTCCTCTGCGTCTTTAACGCGTTTTTTCAGTCCATCAATTGTGGATTGGATCAACTGTTGAGTTGCTTCATCAGTGACCGTTGCGTGTACGCCAGAATCGAGTACAACTTTAAACATGTGTGTTACTCCAGTGGGTTTATGGTCAAATAAGCGCGCGCGATGTCCGGCCCTTGCTCGGTCACATAGCGCTATGTGATTAATAGTGATATCGCGTTGAATAAATTCGTAGGGTGCCCCGTCTGGTGAAACACCAGAAGACTTCTCATATTCAGATGTGTATCCAGCGGATAATTCCGCCTTACCTCCGTTTATTGCATTGATTGCTGCTTGATCTTTGATAAGTAAATCAACGACAACATAATCATCGTCTTGTCTTCCCGAAGAAATAGCATGCCCGGCTGTGACTTGCTTAAATGAATTGGAATCAACAAGCTCGTCAGGGTGATCAATTGTGACATCAACATTGTCATAACTACCCAGGCTCGATTGAGAAAATACTTCCTCATACGGGCGATAAACATTAACAATTTTACCGGGTGGCCTGTCCGTTAATCCCAGTTCAGACGCTAGATATTGCTGAATACCGACACGCGCAACCCGCCCGGGGACTTTTAAATAGCCCTCGGGAGTAATTTCTCGTTGGGATGTAACTGGAAAGGTCACGCGGTCACATACAGTAATCCGCATGTAATAATCCTATTTAATTAGTAATCAAGACCTTTGATTAATGGAGTGCCATTACAGCGACATTTAACATGTGCTCTACCGGGAAATAGTCCTGTTTCATCTGCATAGCTAGCACCACGCGACCAAAGATAGACCCCACGGCCATGCCCAACATCAGCACGGGCTATCATGAAGCATTTAATTTTTGCATTGGGATACTTGCCAGCCGGATTACCGGACACTCTTACATCTTGCGAAGTGTCCCAACGAAAACGATCAATACCGGCTGATTGCTGACGCTTGCGTGTAATATCACTGTGTATTTTTAGCGTTTGGTCGCTGGCTATTAGACGTGCTCGCTTGTATGTCGCTCCGGTCACTGACTGAATATTTCGAACAATGTTAGTCAATGAGTCACCGCGCAAAATACCGTCCATCACTTCACGCTGAATATCATCAAAATAATCAGATGATAGTGATTTGATTAACGCAACATTGCTCTCTACAGATGCATCAAAATAATCAACGAGGGATTCATTGACCATTAACCCGGTCATGTCGATACCGATAGCCCGGTTAATTTGTTCAACAAAGGCTTCGGAACTTTCAGACTCGGCCCGACTGACAACACGTTGCGCCAATCGCTCTGTCTGTTGTCCAAATGCTGAATTGAAAAACAACTCTGATGCTTGCCTGATGGCCTCTTTGATAATGTCAGTGAGATAGCTATCAGCGGTATAATTGCGGCGGAGGACTGGCGTTAGCGCCTCATCGACAGCTTGCGCCATCTGTCTAACAATTTCACGTAATTGCGCACAGTAATAACGCTCTGTTTCGTCAGACGGCTTGATGGGTCTAATCGGCGCTCTGCGCCTGACCGGTGTTTTCTTTATCAGGTCCTGCAAGGTCTCCAAGCTTGAACTGATAATCACCTGAGAACTCGGCGGATTCGTCGTCAGCAAGTCGGGTAATATCTTCCTCTTCAATACCATAAACCCCTTGCTCCATTAATTTTCGCGCAACTTGTGACGGCCTGACAACTCTCTGATTTAAACGAATATCATCAGCCTGAGCATCAGCCAGTCGTTGTGCGGATATCTCTGTATCTGACGGCTGCGTGAGCGGTGCGAAAGAAAAATCCAACCCATCGGGATATGTGCCCAGAGTTGAACGAATCAGAACTTCATCAATTTTTTCCAAAAATGGCCTGTAGTCGGTTTCCTGACTACCTTTTATGTCACTGAAATAGTTATTCTGATCTCCCTTCCCTGAGTCACCCAATCCTTTTGCTTGTACACCAAAGAGCCTTGTCATGGGGATACGCGTTGATCCAGAAGACCATTCCATCAAGACATATAACACATCAGCGACTCCACTAAATGAGATTTGTTTTCTATCCAGTACTTCGCTTGAATCCAGCAGCGCAATTCTGAACAGAGATTTCATCATGCCAAATGTGTTATAACGTTTTGCTATTGCACCATCCATATCACCAGATGATAGGTCAGTAGACAAACCATCACGATTAATTGTGTCAATATTGGCTTCTTGAATCAGAGATGCGATACCACCTTTTGCAGAAACAGCATCTTTGACGTCTTCCATACAGCGCCGCAATCTGCTGTCATCCCAACCGCCATTAATCATGCGCAAGCGCATGGGTAACGCCGCGCCCGGCGCTTTGACAAAATGACTGTAGTGAATTTGTTGTGTACCGCCATTCACCACATAAAAATCCGGCTGCATGTAATTTTCTGCCAACGGATTTGTCACATTATATTGCTGGCCGTTAATAAACATGCGATCAAGAACCAGCAAGCGCTTAAGCGAACCTTTTTTGATTCTGTTCAATTCGAGCGGCTTATCAAGTGGCTGATCTGTTATCAGTAATACGCCCGCGCCACCGTAAACTCCAGCCCACTTAAATGCTTCCTGAGTTATCGCTTTGACATTAAAGAATTTTTCAGCATTACGAATAGCTGTAGCATCATCAGATGAAAATGACCGCCATTCTCTCGTCGCATCATCGACTGGAATATCCACAATCGCGCGAGCTATCCAGTTCTCAATATAAGCTGCTTCCAGTTCAGCGAAATCCTGCATCATGCCGAATGTAAAGTGGTTATACATGCGCCGATCACGTAATGTACCCATTCCTGTCATGACATTCGTGATGCCATCAGCAGTCAGGCGAATGCGTGGCTTACCGCCAAAATCTAATTGATTAAGCCCATTTGTCATAGCTGACGGTCCCATTAATTAATTCATTTTCTATTGCATCCATAAGCGGATCGAGCTGGTCATCGTGTGTATTGAATTCAGTATTAATCCCTTCCATTTCAACAAGGAAATCGCTCACCCAATCTGCTTTTGATGGAATGTAGATATATCCAGATTCAATCCATCCTTGTGTATCCATTAATCGCGTGAACTTATCTTTATTACGTTGTATAGCTTTTATCGGGCAAGTAGCATCCTTACGTATACTCTGTATCAACCCTGTACCTGATGATTTATCTTCCACTGCCATGTATCTGAGTGGACTTTTATCCCTATGTTTTGATTTGTGCCAAAAAGCGACTGCACGCCGTTTCAATTCATCCGATTCCCATTTTCCACGGATTAGATCTATCAAATACAAGCGCCCATCCTCACCAAGCCCCCAGTGTTCAAAAACAGAGAAGTCGTTCACTTCTTTGATTTTTTGTGCTGTATCTGCATAAATGATCCGCCATTTCAACGGCGGTAAGACGGTATACTCTTTAAACCACTCAGATTTGATTAAGCCGCCGCCTTTTGCGGTTGGTCTCTGTTGATAGAGAGCATTCCAGACAAGCGAACCTCTTTGCTTGCATTTATCGACGAAATCGCGGGGCATGCGTTCAGGGAACAGGATTTCACCCGGCTTTCTCAAATTGTACGTTTTGCCGTTCAGGACGTGAATTTCTTCATTTTCGGCTTCCATTGGAAAACTGACTACTCGCCATTGCTCGCCGCCTTCCTCAGCCAGTTTAAGAAGTTGCCCCGCCAAGTCATTTTGATGCCAGCGCGTGAGGATAATCACGATGCCGTTTAACTTCGGATCTGCACGAGTAAAGAACGTTGTGTCATACCAGTCCATCACGGCTTCTTGATAAACCGGAGATGATGCTGTTTTATAGTCTTTAGCTGGGTCATCAATGATGCCGATATTCATCCCTTGACCCGTGATACCGCCATTCACACCCGCCGCGCGATAAGAGCCGCCATGCAATTGACCTTTTGCGTCCAACACTTCCCATAGTTCCGCAGTACGAATAGCGCCGCCCGCCAGCGTCCTAATGTTCGTTCCGTTTAAGCGAGTGTTGGGAAACACATCTTGATATTTTTCAGTATCAATAATGCGCTGCGTGTCACGTGACATTCGATTAGCGAGATCAGAAGAGTATGAACACGAAATAATGTGCCAGTTCGGATGCTTGCCTAATGCGTACGCAGGAAGCCGACGAGACGCTAATTCGCTTTTCCCGGAGCGAGGGGGGGCAAATATCATTAAGCGCGGCATCTTGCCATTTTCAACGTCTTTCAGAAACTGGTCTAACTCAAGGCATAACAGCTCATTAAACCAGCCCGTTTCGTATCGCGAATTTGTATAGAGCGTGAAATCCATCAGAGATGATCGGGCTTGTTCTATCGCTCTACGCCGATATGCCTCAAGAGTCTGTAAGTTTCTCATTGAGCTTACTTGAGCGACGGCCATGACCCATCTCCTTTAATCTCTCTTCAAGTTGCTCGTCAGTTAAATCAATCTTGATCGGCCCGCCACCAGCACCCGTCAGCTCAGTCTTAACGCTCTCACGGAACGCTTGCACGCCAACATGCTTACCCAGTAACTCAAGATTTTTAACTTTATCCGGCCACTTGATTTTCTTGAGAATGGTTTCTTCTGTACTTCCGTCGTAGTCATAAATCGTCGTGGAAATATCGAAGCCTGATAATGTTGTACGCCAAACTACCGGCCATTCGCTTACTGCTTTTAACCTTCCGTCGTCATCAATGATGTCTAGTACGTCCATTCTGTCGATTTCGACTAAGCGTTTAAGCACATATTCAGCATCGATTTTAACCACTTCATTACGATCTGACTTTAGTTCTGAAATCCGTTTTTGAATGTCAAGTTTTGTCAAGTTTTCAGAGCCGATGCGGTTTGCAGTTTTATCACTGTACCCCGCGCGAATTGCAGCTTGAGTCGCGTTCAAATCGACGAGGTACTCGCGACAAAACATTTCTTGTTTGCCTGTGAGCGCCATTTAATTTCCTTAAATAAAATTGAACCCTTTCCACCCCGGAAACAGTTGTAATCAGAATATTCCGCTTTTCAGTCTAATAAATCCCCGGCATTTTAAATACCGTCTCGGATTGAATCACTACTATCGAGCACTCTTGCAGCAGAATGCTCTGAGTTAGTTACTCATAGTGTTTGAGTACTGCGGATATAAAAACCACCAGCGTTAACTGATGGCTTTTGTAAAATAGATGCCCCATGACCTGCATTATTCGATTTTAAATCCCGCCGCTACTAGAGAATAATCATCAATCGGAGGAGCATTTTCAATTCTTCTCTGCAAACTTGCAGCAAATCTAACCGGATTGCTTACTGTATTGTGAGAAAATCGAGGTCTTTTCTCCCAAAAATGATGAGCACCGTCAGACATAACATAAACATCCAATGTTCCATCTTTTGATATGAGATCCGAAACTGGAATGCAAATTTTTTGATACTGTAATTCAACCACTCTTGAAAGTGCTGATGTTAGAGTGTTTTTTCCATCCAACTCTTTTAGTTCTTTTTTAGTAAATAAACCTTCATCAAATAACTCTTGATGAACAGTATGATCTTTAGATAATTGAATCAGCTTACTTTCTTTTCTAACATACACCCTAGTATCACCAACATGGCCTATGTGAACATTTCTATTGTCAACATAACAAAATGTAAGTGTTGTAGCCGAGCTATAAAATTTACTGTTCAGTTCTAGTAGGCTGGGCAGTTGATTTTTAATCGAAGTAAACACAGCTCCTATATCTGCAACCTCGTCGGGTGTTAGTTTTGATAGGTAATTAATCGCTAACAAAGATGCTTCTTTTGCTCCTTCATATGCGCCGACCCCATCAGCGACCGCAAAAATATATCCATGACCTAAACTCATAGGTGGCATAATGGAATCTTGATTTTCTTTTTTATCATCTTTGCGGCAGGAGAATAGCCCACAATTCAATAAATTTATCATCGACCACTCCTTTCTATTACTTTATCTAAATCTATCAACATCTCCGAGACTGAGTCATATCTGTCTGCTGGTTTAAGGCAGGTACTTTTACGTATAATGTCATCGATACCATTTACCTGAGAAATTCCTATCTCGTGAATTATAATCCCAAGCGCATAAATATCTGATTTTACGCTATACATCCCTTTCTTTGCTTCAAACGACATATACCCATCAGTGCCCATATTAACAGCCATATTAGAAATCATTTCAGACTCAGCTTGACTATCAGCATTTTTAACCAGCCCAAAATCAGAGACCTTATACGTGCCATCTGCATGCCTAAGGATATTCTCAGGCTTTAGATCTCTGTGTAAATATCCTCGCTCATGTATATGTTGAACGCCTTTGAGAACCATCTTGGCTACTTCAATTTTTTCATTTAAATCTAATCTATCTTCCCGAAGATCCGATCTAAGATGATTTTGAGCAAGGTCCATAATGAACCAGGGAGTGTCAATATTTAAATGGTGAATGTAAATATGGACGACATTGGAATGACAGCAAGAAGCTTGATACCTAACCTCTCTTTGAAATCTTTTTTTCCAGTCATCATAACTATATATTTCGCCAACAAAATTCTCGTTGACAGATAAAATCTTTCTGGCATAGAGTCCACTCAATGCACCATTGAGAGTATATAACTCGACAAGCTCGACTTTACCAAAGTTGCCACCCCCTAATACCTTTATTGGTTTTATTTGATAGTTGCCACGTATTTCCATACTTTTTACCTGTTTAGCACCCAGCATGGACTTTAATCTACAATCAAAATTACTAATTCTCTATTGTTTACTTCACCTTAATTAGAATTTATTTGTTTATCCCTAATCTCCTTTACCCCTCCAACTGACTATTTACTTTATCATATGTCAGTCGAGGTCCTCACTTTGGGGGTGGCTTAACTGAGCTGTATTTACTTGCCCACGCTTTCGCTATGTGCAGACAGTCGTCATACATCTTGCCCTTTCTGCTCGCTGACGAACTGCGACGATAGTGATCGACTGCCTTATCACTTGCCATACACGCTATAGATGAAGAAAAGCCGAGCTTAACTAACTCGGCCTGGATGTTCTTAGCGATGAATTGCTCATGATTCATGTCTGCGGTTCTCCGCCCGGGAAGTCATCAAAGCCGGGCAAAGTAAGCTGCGATAATTCCAGAATAACTTGCTTGGCCTTGCGGAGTTTCTTTAGATGACGCTTACGAAGATTCATCATTTCACTACCCGGTCTACCAAAGTTGCTATAAGACCACTTATCAGCGGCCACCAGCCGATTCTGCATTTCACCAAGTGTCAGTGACTTTAAGCTTTCCATGTCCATCAAAGAGAGATCTGTCTGATTCTCCTTGTCTGCTAAATCCAATAGCCAGCGACGAAGTTGTTTAGCGACTTTTGTATCTGCCAACATGCCAATTAAATGAGAACCTCTGATAGAGAAAATTCTGACCTTCTTCTTACGTAAGCTATTGTTTATTCCAATGGTCATTGATTCAGTGACCATTGTCATATCGCTAGTGAACTCATCTTTATTTGAGTTAAAGAGGTTAGTTACAGACTTCTCATTTTTATATTCAAGCAACTCTGCAAGATGTTTGCTCGTGAACCAGGTTTTCCCATCATGATTATCGAAAGGAACAATAGTGTGATTTTTGAAAGTTAATGTGTTCATTGTGCTTTACCTTTTTAGAGATAGAGCCTGCCTCATAGAAAATCAGACCAAAGAATCAGCACAATACTGAATTTCTCAGGCTCTATTTCCTAAACAGGTTTTTTGGGTTTGAATGCGCATGAGGTGCGCGGTGAAATTCGGATATAAAAAAGCCCCGGATTAACCGAGGCTCATTGATTAGATATTCTTTATTTTGTGAATAACTTCACAAGATCTATAAAATCTTGGCATAGTTCTAACTTGTGTCCGTGATCGTCTACAAAGTTATATCTGTTAAAATATTCTAATATTTCCTCGGGACTTTTCCCATATAGAGGAGATTTAGAAAGTGAATCGAGTTCCTGTTTCATCTTCAAACCTTCATTCTGTTGGTTATAACCAAGCTACAAAAACATTGGAAATAGCTTTCCGTGATGGTGGGATATATCAATACTATGGTGTTCCTCCACAGATACACCAAGGATTGATGAATGCACCTTCTAAGGGGCGGTATTTCCATAAGCACATTAAGGATGTCTATTCCTATCGTAAGTAAGATAGGTTGATTAATTCAGCGGGGCTATGTCTCGCTTTTCCGTCTTTCTATTGCTGACACTGAGTTTTGATGTAGTCCTGCAAATATTTTATTTGCTGCTCGTTTTCAACAATCATTTTTCGGAGATCGAAATAATCTTGTTCAATTGTTGGGTTAAATCGTGGGGAGGTTGCATTAACCACGCCGGAGGAGGAACCGGCTTCGCCTTGATTACAGGTGGCCGCGATGCGCAACCGGCGATGACCAGCGGCAACATCATTGCGCAGAACATCAATTTTAGATTTGGCATTGGCAAGTTCCTTTGTATGCTGATTATCCAGCTCAGACAGGAGCCTTATCCTCTCCTGCTGATTAACGATTTCATTCTGCTGCTCCAGCAACTCACTCTGTAGCTTAACTGTCGTATCAAGCTGTTTGGTATACTTACCGTAATAGTGATAAGCCACCAGCGAAACAAGCGCTAGTGCAATAACAGTATAACCACGAGAGTTAAACTTCATAATATCGCTCTACAAAAGTGAAAATGCTTTATCAATGACCTCATTGCTATAAGGTTGACTACCATTTTCCATGGTAATAATGGACTTAATAAGCTCTGTCATAAATACTTTATTAAATACATCAACAACCTGATCGCCAGTCACTCCCGTGTCTTTACATACGTGGTTAATATAGGTATCAGTATTATTTTCATTAGTGGGGGCCCATCGTGAAATAATCCCTTTCACTGTTTTAAGGCCATATTTCCGATTGTAATTATGCAAAATTTTAATCATCGCCCGAAGACCATATTCAGGACTGACAAACTGACAGAAAGATTTATCAGTACGCTGTGATGCAGGGATCAAGCCTTGCCAGTCATCACCCCAACGGATATTGCCAGGGTTATTATTTCGGATGCCTCGGCTCATTTGTCATCACCGATTCGCTTGTCGATGGCACGGATAGCCATTTCTCTGATTTTATCAACACCGATAAATCCCACAGCCCCACCGATCATCGGAGATACACCGGATGAAATGCCGAACGCTTCAATGCCGCTTGATATAGCCCATGACAGAACTCCACATAACAGGCATTCAGCCCATTTGTTTTTACATTCCACTCCGTCATAAATCAGACGTCCCCAGCAAATTATTATTGCTGCTGCGGTGCCGGATACCTGCGGCCACGAATGTTTTAAGCCGTCTATTAATTCAGCCCACAAATCAGGATTATTTTTCATCTTCATATTTCCACCCCCGTTGGGGATTGATACCCCGTTAAACGGGCGTGAAAAGAAAAAGGCCGCGAATAATCGTGACCTGGAATGTGCTTTATATATGAAAAAACCTCGCGGAATAGCGAGGCTTGGGATTTGGCGAAGACACCTAAGAAACAGTTACGGCAATCTTACCCTATAATTGTTGTCCATTTGGTCATTGATGTCAACACGTTCTATGCAATTTTTTTAACTTTAGATACACGTTTACGTATTTTAAATGCATTTTTTAGAGGCTGGTACAACATGTAAACGCTAGCGCTGAGAATTTCGTCAACTTCTCTCCGGCATGTTCTATGTGATGGCTTCTTAAGCCTGCCTCCCGAACGCGTCATCATTTTGCGGGGATTTGCGACCTTGTGATAATAAGATGCGATTGCCAGTTTTGAGGCTCCATGAGCGTAGTAACTCAGTAAAATACCGTACGCCCTCTGATCAATGCACATGACGGAATCGACGACCTGAGAAATCAGCATTCCATCATCATCATTACACATCGGCCTATCTTGATTTTTTCTGGGTTCTACGCTTACCATGAATTTATAAATCATGTTCATCTTGCATTTATCAATACGACCGCTATAGACCCATGCCCCCCAGAGATTCAACAAGTTATCGACCCAATCGTGTTGCTCTTTAGTGAGTTCATAATTTCTTGTTCTTGAATGGAGATATCTGGCTTCATCAATCGCAGCCGATATATCAGTGAAGATTGTCATTGCTTAAGCTCCTGAGTTTCTTCAATTTCTCATCAAACTCAGCTTTGATCGCTTTGCACTCTTCAATAGTCCATCTATGCCGATCATGATTACTCTCGATATTTTCAACGGCTTCAATGCCAATCCGCTCAATAAGCTCAATTCGATATAGAACCAGGTTCCCCGAGTGATGCTGATTACAGACAATACATTGCCGTTGAATATTGCGCTCATCAAAGCGTAATTGTGGCGCTGCTGAGGTTGTTCTATAGTGCCCTGCATCCCATCGAGAAGATTCACATGCCCCACATGAAACACAGGGCTTATCTTTGTCGCGATAACGAATATATGCATTAACAGAACGTTGGGCTTGCTGAATAAAATAACTGCGGGGCTTTATTGCTAATCGACGGGCTTTAAGTTTATCTTTTTTCTCTGCTAATTCTTGTTGCTGTTTCTTTTTAAGTTCCCGCTCTAATTTTTCCTTTTTCTTTTTTTGGTCTTTACTGCCTTTAACTATTGCACATTCAATTGAACACGTATTTTGTAATTGCCGAACGGGTTGATATTCTCTACGGCACGCCTTGCACTTTCTTATTCGAAGTTTTTTCATTTCTATTTCTCCGTCTATCCCACTTTGCACGCAATAGCTCATGAACGTAATCAAACGTTTTAACTTCGGACTCTGCGGGAACTGGCTTTGATTTTTTATTTTTGGGAACGTTATAGATTAGATTATTGATGACTCGCTGAGTCTGTGATGTTTGTTGACTCATTTAATTTATTTCCATCTTTCAATATTAGCGTCCCAACACAGCGAAGAACACAACCATCACAAATATCAACGTTGTTGCCTGATACTATCGCGTTTACTTCATCTTGTGATTTACCACAGAAGTTACACCAGTGTTTATTACCTGCTATCATTTATCTTGCTCCTGTTTTAATTTCATATATTCGCTATTTGCCGGGATAGTCACGAAACAACCAATACTCACAGCCCATTGCTCAACTCTTTCCATAAACTGAAACATATCCCCTGTGTCGAGTTTTGATGTCCGCTTAAGTGTCCTGACACGCTCTGTAAGCTGCGTAGTGACATCCATTATCTCGATAACTTCATAGCCCAAGAATGTATGCTTAAGCATCTCCTTAACCTCTTCCGGTGAATATTTGGCACCGTTAGAAATAAGGTAACGACTTATCTCACCGAACCACAAATGTGCCGTGGCATTTTGAGATAATGAGCGTTTATTTTTCCACGGTTTAATAATAATTCTGTGCGGCTGTCTCGTTTGAAGGGTTTCTTTCAATATTTCCCACGCCTGAGATTTATTCGATTCGTGAAAACAAAAATCAGCTTCCATTTAACCCCCGTTATTTATCCTAATAGCTCATCAGGTATTTCGATTTCTTTGTCAAAATTGGCAATCACTATCATTCTACAAGCAGCTTCTAAGTGATTATCTCCCCATCCACGTGCATCATTTAGTAAATAAGAATGAGCCTCAATTGTTGCATCACTAATCCATTTAAATTCAATTGCATATTCATTAATTAAATTACCGCACTCACTCCAATCTGTTGAGTATTCAGGTATAGCATCAAGATTCTTATTTAAATAATCAGCATTCCAACTATCACAAATAGCAACAGCATAATCTAATGCACAGCTTGTCAAATCTTCTATTTTTATTTTCATATTATTTCCCCTTCTACAACCTTTAATTTTCCGCCGATATGAATTATCGGATCTGAGTCAGAATTTGGCGCTCGTAAGTTCCACGCTCTGATAGCATCTCGCTTAGTTCTGTACGTGAGAGTAATCGGCTTAATTAAGCATTTATCACCAATGCACCCCGCATAAATACCTTCACCATCAGCAAATAACTCGGCACTACATTGACAGAACGGACATTTATCAAGGGTCAGATAATGCGGCAATTTAGTGTCATAAATCATTTAAAAGTCCTTCCTATAGGTTATTTAACTTGCCGACGATAGCTATCCCATGTGAATCCGATAGCCATCGGCGATCCCATTCTCAACCTATCAATCACCCGCTCACCTAACACATCAGCAAGCTGTTGCTGTGGCAAGTTGGTTAATACGCCAACCGGTTTTTTGTTTGCCAGACGCCGATCAACCACCTGGAAAATTATCAGGTCCTCATTCAGATTTTTTCTCTGCACTCCGACATCATCGAGCACCAGCAAATCAACTTCACACAAATCATCAACCAAGGCAGATTCGCTGATTTTCGCATCCCGTTGATAGGTTTCACGTACCCGCATCATCAAATCAGGCAAAGTAGCAATCAGTATACTCTTGCCATTCTGAATGAGATGATTTCCGATGGCCGCTGCCAAGTGGTTTTTCCCGGTACCGGGATTGCCACTGAAAATAAATCCACCAAACGAGTGACCAAAATTCTCAGCATAGCGCCTAGCTTTCGCCAGCGCATTTTGTTGCTCCAATGTATCAGTGATGTAATTTTCAAACGTGCAATTTTGGTGCAATGGGCTGATGCCAGAGCGCCCCATGATTCTGTTTAAGCGATTCACCCGGTTCTCTTCTGCAATGCGTTTTGAGTCAATCTCGCCCTGCTTACGATGCCACTCCATTAAATCATCAGCATTAGTGAATTTTGGCTTGATATGTTCAGGCATCATCCGACGAAAACGAGCCAGAGTTTGTGCCATGCTCATTAGAAATCCTCCGAAATAAATTGCTCTGTGCGTACTGGTTGAGCAATGCGATCACCAACCCGCCGCTTGTAGCGATTAGCTTGCTGATTGTTCTGGTAGTTCAATTTCTGACTGGCAGTGATAAACCAATTCTTCGGCTTTTCAGACTGAAACTCCAAATCCAATCTCTGTAGCTCATGCTGCAAATCGATATTCGTGTATAGATTCTCCCACGCCGAGTAGTCTTTGTTGTTTAAACGGATCACCTGCCCCTCAAATGCATACTTACTCGACATCGAGTGAACGCTTGCAGACTGATTTTGATTTTCATCAGCACAAGCCGGTTCATCGGCTTGGGTGTTTATAGGGTTAGGGTTAGGGGAATCAGGAATCAGGTTAAGGGAATCAGCAGGATCAGTTTCATGCTCTTCTGATGCTTGCACCATACTTGCATGGTGCTCTTCTGGTGCTTCTTTATTATCAGCACCTTGCGTTACCTGTTCGGGTATTTCACTAGCCGCTTCTTTGCAGTGTGGGTTTTGGTGCTTCTTCCAGTTATTAATCTGAATAAACTCATTTCCATCTACTGCATATCTGGTGATAAAGTTTTTATCATGTAACTGAGCAAGTAATTTGTCACAATCTGTATCGTCATACGGCAATACCATTGCTTTAATTTTACGAGGTTTATCTTCAAGCCGACCCTCGCGATCGGCAATAGTCCACAAGCCAGCAAATAATAATCTCGCTAATGGTTCGCATTCAGCTAAATCATCATTTGTGAAAAAGCCGGGTTTAATATTTCGTGACCTAGCCATTGATTAAGTCCTCTATAAATTTAGGCATCTTCGGTTCTTCAATTTTGCAGTGTTCTCTTAGATGCTGTTGATCCGCTGGTTCTATTAGAATTAAATCACCATCATTGAAATAGAAAGAGAGCCCTTTTCGGTGTGCGGATTTAATAAGCTCAACAGATATTCTTATTAGCCTTTCAGCTATGGCTAATTTATTTCCAAAAGTATCAAATCCAAGATCTTCAAAAAGAGAATCAATATTTAATTCGTCAAGTTTTTCGGTGCTTATTACGTGGTTATAAATAGCTATTTCTTCTATTTTTTCATCCCTACCTTTCAGTCCATACTCATGAAAGGCATACAAAACCTCTTTCAGAGGAGCCTTAAAAAATTCCCTTAACTCATTCACTCTATAACGGTCAAGGAAGTCGTGAATTTCAGCCTCATCTTTCCCTGGATTTTCTGAGAAAAATGCAGCTTCAACTACAAACGGAACTGGAACACCAGTCGCTGATGAGAGTTCTCTGGCTCTAGTTTCTGGTGCATTGGTTGTCATACCAACTTTATAAACGCCGGGCATGCAACTATTACTCAAAACATATATCCAACCTTTTGATCTGAAGTTCTTAGGGAGTTCCGCATGCCTTATCACTTCATCATGGACTTCCATCTCTTCTAAGTGCATAATTCACCTGTTAGTGGTATAGGGGAACTCTCATTTCCCCCGCTTGATTCATATTTGATTAGCCTCGCCTGTTCCCGCAGCCGGGGCGCTTTCTCTTAAGTGAGATAGCATCTCCTGCAACGCTTTAGCTATCTGTGCTGTTTCTTCTCCATGAATGATCACTTCGCTTACAGGGGCTTCAAACCCAATAGCAGCCAGTAACTTAGCGGCTTTAGTCACAAAGCCCGTCTCTTCTGCTTGCCAGCGGCTTATCTGTGATTGATGCACGCCAACCGCATCAGCAACATGCTTCGGACCGGTAACGATGATCCCCTTTCTTATTCGTGACTCGATTTCTTTAGTTTTGCGTTCCATTGCGATATTCATTTGTCATACTTTCCTAAGTTAATTAAAAAGTTAATAACCCAATTGTTGGGTTACGCTCCCCGTCTGGCAGGGAATCCCTATTGCTTAAACAGGGAATCTACACTTTGCAGCGTAGGACGCGGATTGTTAAAGAGCATGCGAGCTAAACTTGACTGTTTGTATTATTAACACTGTTGCGCTATGTGAATCGCATCAGCCATATATCTTTTTGGGTAAAGAATTTGCATTTCGTTGATCTCACCCTTGAAGTAACGAGATAATTTCTCAGCGGTATCAAGTGAAGGACTTTGTATCCCTCGCTCAATCCTGCTTAAGTTTCCAATATCAACGCTTGTTGCCTTGGAAACTTCGGAAATAGTTAATCCTTTTTCTATGCGTATCTTTCGAAGTGGTGTTTTCATATTTACCTCCTTTTAAATGCGTATAACGCATATTACACCACGCAAAAAATATGCGCAACACGCTTTGCGCGAAACGCATTATTAGAATGTAATAGGCTCATGAAAATAGGTGAAAAAATAAGAAAACTTCGCCAAGCGAAGAAAATGACACTCCTTGATCTGGCGACAGCTATAGACAGCGATGTCGGAAATTTGTCTCGCCTTGAGAGGGGAAAACAAGGTTACAGTGATTCAATACTAAATAAGATCGCTGAGGCGCTATCTGTTCCAGTTGCTGAACTCTTTTCATCAAATGACGTTTTGGGTACTGTAAATAAAGTCAGTCCCAATTCACAAACTGACTCTAAGGAGAGCGGTATGTATAAAGTTGATGTACTTGATGTTTCAGCTAGTGCTGGCTTCGGTAGTGCAATTAATGATGTTATTGAGGTAATTAGATCTATTGAATATACCGCTCGATATGCGAATACGATATTCGGTGGCAGGCCAGAAGGATCTGTAGCGCTAATCAACGTTCGTGGGGATTCAATGGAAGGTACAATCGAATCAGGTGATCTGATATTCGTTGATACTAACATCACGTTTTTTGATGGTGATGGAATATACGTTTTCTATTTTAACGGAGATTTGTATGTAAAACGTCTTCAAAAAGTTAAATTTGAACTAAAGGTGATATCTGATAATGACAGATATGAAACGTGGTCAATCACAAAAGATGAATGTAAAATGCTGCACATCGAAGGTAAAGTACTTGTTAGTCAATCACAACAAATGAGGCGGCATGGATAGAACACAACTACACATCTATACCCCATGTTTTGAATATGGTATATAATTACACCAATGGTAAATTTACTTTACTACCGAGGCAATCCATATGAAAAAAGCAACTAAACGTTTTCTTCGCTCTATGGGCTCTATTCTTGATATCAATCCTTCAAGTAACTATAGCGAATACAGAGACTTACCAACAGACACAGAATTAATCAGAGATGATTGGAGTTCTGTTGGAAGCTACATCAAGGACTCAATGAAAGACAATGCACAAAAGAAGATCGCCAAGCACGAAGAAACCAGACCAAATTATTAATCAGTCAACACCATCATCCAGTGACGCAAAAGACAGTAAAACTGAATTACTGGTTAATGAGGTAATAAAAAACCCAGAAGTTTTACAAAAACTTGCATTACGGCCCGAAGGAATTGGAATGATAATGCAAGTTACCACCCTTCGTTCTGGTCCACTACCTGATGCCGATGAATTGTTTAAATATGATCAAATATATCCAGGATTAGCAAAAGAAATTGTCGACATGGCAAGAAGCGCTCAACATTTTCGACAAGAACAAGGACGAAAATCACTCTCTGGTGACATTTGGAAAGACAGGATCGGGCAAATATTTGCACTTCTCTGCGTCTTAATCATATCTGGTGTAGCTGTTTACATGATATATAGCGGCGAATCCGGGTATGCAACCACATTGATGACCACAGTGCTAGCCTCACTGGCCGGAGTGTTCATCTATGGAAGATATGAAAATTCCAAAGATACCCACCCCAAAAACAAAAAGAACCCCTCAAAAAAATAACCATCACCCAGCTCATATGCTGGGTTTTCATTGCCAATCCCCCTCTAGGTTCTGTTTTAAAACCTAAGTTGAATTACACCTCCAGACACTCCCCAACAAATTTTTTTAAATAAATTTGCTTTAAAAACAAAATGATGAACAACAACAAGAAAACAATCGCAAATATGCGCTTGACGCATTTGCGTATTACGCATATATTTGATTCATCAAAGGCACACAGCGAACAGGCAAGGAAAGCCCACGAAGTAGCCGCTACCGGCGTATGAAAAGGTAGATGATTCGCAAGTGCTAAGACACAGACGCAACGAACAATAGAGGATAGTCACGATGAACGCATACCACAACAACGCATACAACAACGGCGCATACCACAACGGCGCATACTACAGCTACACATACAACAACAAAGCATACTACAACAACACATACTACGACAACGCAACAATGTACGTAGATAAATTCACGGGTAAGCAATATCTCGTACAAAACCGC